TTACAACCACCCAGCCGACCAAACAGCCCGCCCGATAATCTCCAGCTCTGCCAAACGGTCACGCGGTACGATCACCTTATCGTACGCGCTGTTGGCGCTGATGATGGCTACCCCATCAAAGTTGCGCTGCAACCGCTTGGCGTAGAGGTGTCCATCCAGGCGCAGGATATAGATACCCTCGCCCTCAATGGTGGTGCGCGTGTGATCGATCAGCACCGTGTCACCGCTGTGCAGTACCGGCTCCATGCTATCGCCGTCAATGCGGATCGCTGAGAGGTGATCCGGCGTCAGCCCCTGCTTGCGCAATGAGTAGCGCGTGAACGAGATATGCGTGAGCACTCGACAGTTCTCATTCCAGGCACCCGCCCCAGCGCTGCACTGCGCGTCATACAGCGGCACAAAGGCATAGTCCTCCATGCCGAGCACTTCCGTATTCGGAATTGGCAGTTTCCCATCTAATTGCTTTGGCCCTTCGCCAGTAGCAACCCAATCAAGAGAGACGCCAGCCCCTTTTGCAAGGCGAGCAACGCTATCCAGCGCGGGTACAGAGTCACCAGCAAGCCATCGGTGAAACGTCGACATAGCAACGCCAGCAGTTTGAGCGGCTTTTTTACGCCCACCCAGCATCTCTGACACTTCCGAAATTCGAGTTCCGATTCCGTTATTGGGATTCGGAACTGACTCCTCAGTATTTCTCTTCAGTTCCGATTCTTCATAAGCCATTGATTCAAACCCAAAATTCCTTAAAAGGACTATAAAATCCAAATAAGAGAGAAAAAGAACTCCGAAAAGGGATTGATGAATTCCACATATGGAGTTATGTTTACTCACAAGTGAGGGTTAGACAGCCAGAAAAAACGCCACGGAGTGACGCTATGAAACTGGACATACCTACCAACCCAACGGCGCGATGGGAGTGGATCAAATATCAGATCCGGTCTCGTGGCCTTACGTTGGCGGAGCTATCTCGCCGCCTTGGCGTAGAGCTGGGAACGCTGGCATCCGTAAAGCGCACGCCCTACCCACGTATGGAACGAGCTATCGCAGCAGCGTTAGATCTCAAGCCTGCAGTGATTTGGCCTGAGCGCTGGAACAACGATGGCACCCCCTGCCGTCAGCGCCCCAATCGAGCGGAAAAGAGCGCATCAACATTAAGTCTGCATGATAGCGGCTCTAACGCTATCGCGCATCGTCAATTGGCCCGGAGGGCATAACCATGCGCCGTGTCAAAGACGACTTAACGCTAGACATCTTCGAAGTGCCGGTACCGGTCGTGCCTACGCCAGGCAGCGGTAACTATGCCTCCCAGGTCAGCGAGCTAGTAGGGGTAGTGCTGAAAGAGTGCCCGGTAGACCGCTACGAGATTGCCGCGCAAATGAGCCGCCTCTCAGGTGACGACGTCTCCAAGCACATGCTGGATGCGTGGTCGAGCCCAGGCCGCGCCGACCACAACATTCCTTTCTACCGCATTCCGCTTTTGGAGGAGGTGTGCCAAAGCCATGCCTTTACCGATTGGCTCGTGCATTTGCGCGGTGGTCGGGTGGCGTATGGGCGTGAGGCTTTGGCAGCCGAGTACGGGAAGCTCTCGCGTGTGCAAGAGCGCGTGAATGCAGATCTACGTCGCCTGAAGAAGTTAATGGGAGAAGAGCAATGAGCCAACACGATAACCCAACTGCCTGGTGGCACAGCGACAAACCCGCTCGCCATATTCTGCGCCATGAAGATGGCAGCGAAGTAGAGCTTAGCGAAAGCGACTTGGACGCCATGATGCGCCGCTGGGACCAGGTCGTTCGTGAAATGGAAGCTATGCCAGCGGACAACGTATTGGAGCAAATTCGCGCACTTGTTGATTCGGCACTGAAAGAAGGTAAGTGCGTGCAGCAACTCATGGACGAAGTAACTGAGTTGCTGCGCGACTTATCCAGCGATCCGCAAACGGTGACAACCGAAATGGCCGCTCGTCAGGCTTGGCTAGCGTCCAGCCAAACCTTCAGTGCGGCCCATACCTTAAGCGGATTCATTGTGGCCTATGGCTGCGCCATCAAGAGCGAGGGGAAGTGATGTTATCTAACTTCTCCAGCGCCTTAACTGCGCGCAACTTAATCAAGCTGTCCTGCTTTGCGTCCTCCTTTGTGGCTACCAGGGCGTTTCGCAATGAGTCCAGTGAGAGCGCTTCGCCTTCAGATAAGAGTATCTCTACATGCTCGCCTACTGTGGCGTGCCAAAGCGCCTCGGCCGCATCGGAAAACGTGTTTTTTCTTCCATCTAAAAAATCATCAATGTCGTCTTTCATGGGCATTCCTCTTACAGGTGGGTTGGGTTTGGGTCGCACCGCTCAATCTACCGCAGAGTGCAACGCCCGCCTATTCCAGCGGGGGCGTGTATGAACTGGTACTCCGCCAAAGAGTTGGCTGGGCTACCAGGTATGCCCAGCACAGAAAGGGGGGTTAAAAAAGCAGCCGATCGCCATGGCTGGGAAGGCCAACGTCGCATCGGCAGCAAGGCCGTGGAATACGCCTTTGCCGTACTACCCAAAGAAACCCAAAACGCACTGCTGATCAAAAGTACAGACGCCGCAAAGCCCACATCACAGTCAAGGGGCTCTTGCATTAGTGAGGTGCAAATAGAAGAGCAGCGCCCAAGCCAGCAGCAACTCACCGATGCCCAACGCCAAGTAATGGGTGCCCGCGTTGCGTTCGTCCGCGAGATCGAGCGCATGAGCAAGATGGTCAGCCAGCAGCGCGCTATCGAAACGTTAGTCGCCCATGCCCAAGCCGACGATCTAACGCCTTACCTCAAACAGCGGGTAGTGCTGGCCAACGACCGTAAAACGGAAACTCGCACCCTTAGCGAGCGCACCCTCAAGCGCTGGATCGCTGACTTCCGCAAGTACGGCGAACGCGGCCTTGCCCCCAAGCGCCGCAAGGCGGATATGAGCATGCCGCCGTGGGCTGGTGACTTTCTCAAGCGCTACCAGAAGCCGCAAAAGCCCAGCGTGGAAGCGGCCTACCAGCTGCTGGTCGAACAGACCGAGCCGCCACACCCTTCTATCCATCAGGTGCGCCGCTGGCTAGCCAAGCTGTCACCGGAAGCGCGTGAGCGTGGCCGCATGGGTGCGCATGAGCTGAAAGCCCTCCAGCCCTTCAAGCGCCGCACCAGCGACGCGCTACTGCCCAACGATGTGTGGGTAGCGGATGGCCACACCTTCGATGCCGAAGTGATCAACCCGCTCACCGGCCAGGCTTTCCGGCCCGAGATTACCTTGATCATCGATTGGGGCACCCGCCGCATCGTCGGCTTTGCACTCAACCTAGCGGAGTCCACCGTGGCCACGCTGGATGCGCTGCGCGATGCCGTGAGCCGCGTAGGCATGTTCAACCTGTTCTATGTCGATAACGGTTCAGGCTTTGACAACGCCACTGTTTACGAAGTGGTCGACCGCCTGGGTGGCAGCATTACCCACTCACTGCCTTATAACTCCCAGGCACGCGGCGTCATTGAACGCGCCCACCAAACCATCCTGGTGAAACTGGCTAAAGAGATGCCCAGCTTTATTGGCGCAGATATGGATAAAGAAGCCGCCACCAAAGCCCACAAGTTAAGCCGCCGCGATATTAAACAAGGGTTAAAGCCCGCCTTTATTCCCACGTTTCAAGAGTTCTTCGAGCGCTTGAACGACGCCCTGGATGTTTATAACCACCGGCCCCACAAAGGGCTGCCCAAAGTGCGCGACTTAGACAGCGGCAAGCTACGCCACCAAAGCCCCATGGAAGCCTGGAAAAGTGCCGAGGCCGAAGGCTTCGAAGCGCTCACCGCACCCAGTGATGTGGTCGCCTCGCTTATGCGCCCGCAAGAAGTGCGCAAAACCAACCGTGGCGAAGTGCGTATCAACGGCGGCGTCTACTTCATGGATGCCCTGCGCGACTTCCACGGCGAAGAGATCCGCGTGGCCTGGGATTACCGCGACACCGGCTGCGTCGGCATCTTCACCCTGGACGGTGAATACCTCGGCGATGCCCAGCTGGATGGCAACGCCACCCCCGCGATGCCCGCCAGCATGATCGAACGTGCCGCCGAAAAACGCGAAAAAGGCCAACTCAACCGTTTGGTGCAAAAAGCCAAGGTGGTCACTGGTAGCGATGTGGAGTTCAGAACGATTACCCCCGCCGCCCGCCAATCGGACGAAAAGCAGGCAGCCCAAGGCCGCGCCTACGCCAAGCAACTGGCGGATCAAGGCACACGCTTTCAGATACCCCACAACAAGATGGAGCGCTATCGGCTCTGGAAGAAGCTGGATGGACAACTACAGCAAGGAGAGGAAGTACCCGAAGCCGCCCGCGAATGGCACGAGCGTTACCAGCACCACAGTGATTTAAAAGCCATCGCCAAAGTGATGGATACCGAAATGGATGCAGGTGGGCGGCAACCCACCCGCACCCGACGGGCCGTCTGAACCACGGCCCATGACACCCGCAGCAATTAAGGAACTGATATGAGCGTCAACACCATTGTACCACTCACCAACGTTGGCCTACTGGCCGCCGCTGTCGAAAGCGCCGCCAACCGCCCACCAGAACTACCTGGCTTGGTGGTCATGTACGGCCCCAGCGGCTACGGCAAAAGCCTAGCAGCCGCCTATGCCGCCAACATGCACCGCGCCTACTACGTCGAGTGCCGCGAGAGCTGGACGAAAAAAGCGTTCGTGATCGCCATCCTGCGCGAGATGGGCATCATCCCCATGAAGACGCTCAGCGAGATGGTCGACCAGATCGCCGAGCAGCTCTCCCGCTCTGGTCGCCCGCTGATCATTGATGACGTGCAGTACGTCATCGACAAAGCCGCCGCCAACGTTCTCACCGACATCTATAACGCCAGCCAAGGCACCCTGATTCTGATCGGTGAAGAGCGCGTGCCTGCCTCCATGGCTCGCCTAGAACGCCTGCACAACCGCGTCCTGGAATGGGTGCCCGCCCAAGCCGCCAGCCTGGACGACGTGTGTGCCCTGGCCGCCAAAAGCTACCCCGATATCACCATCGAAGACGATCTGCTGGACGCCATCAACCACCGTGTTAAAGGCTGCCTGCGCCGTGTGGCGGTGAACCTCTACCAGATCCACTCCGAAGCCACCGCCCAGGGCTGGAAGACAGTGGGCCTAAGCGAGTGGAGCGAGCAAGACATCCACACCGGCCAACCACCGGCGCGGAGGGGCTGAGCATGTCGTCCAAGAACGTCGCAAAGCGTAAAACGCTATCCGCACTGGCGGGAGATGTCACCCCTCGCCAGCTTATCTGGGACGCCATTCGTCACCAGCATTTAGACGATGGCATCATCACCATGCAGGGCATCCGTATTGCCCTCAAACGTCACCCGGAACTCAGCGAGAGCCGCATCAGCGACTATCTCCGTGCCTTGATGGCAGGCGGCTTCCTGGTGCGCCGCAACCCCGACGCACCACCCGCCACCACGGCCATCTACTTCCTGCAACGCGATGTCGGTGTGGAAGCCCCCCGCGTGCGCCGGGATGGCACGCTGCCACCGCCCCCAGGGCGCGAACAGCTCTGGCGCACGCTCAAAATCATTGGTGCGTTTACCGGCCAAGAGCTAGCCGATGCCGCCAGCACGCCTCAAGTGCCGGTCGCCAAAGCCACCGCTGATGAGTACATCAAGATGCTCTCTCGGGCTGGATACCTGCAAACCGTGGTGGAACCCTCCCCTGGCGTGCCAGGGCGCTATCGCCTGGTGCCCAGCCACTGGACCGGCCCCATGGCCCCCATGATTCGGCGCACCAAAGAACTCTACGACCCCAACACCGGGGCCGTGGTGTACCGCCGGGTCACCAAAACCGAAGGGGGCGAGCCATGAACGCCATTCGCCGCACCCGCGCCGTGGATATCTCCAACTGGGGCGAAGCGCCGCCCCGCTGGATTGTGCTGCTCGCCAACGAAGTGCGCGCCACCAATCGCAAGATGGCTGGTGATCGTATCGGCGTCTCGCGCAGCGCAGTCTCTTTGGCACTGGCCAACCGCTACCCCAGCCCTTCCACCAGCAGCATCGAAAAGAAGGTGTTGGCAGCGCTGGATGGCCTGAACTGCCCCGCACAGCAACGCACCATCAGCGTAGAACAGTGCCGCGAGTACCGCTCGCGCCCAGCACCCACCCACAACCCCATGGCTATGCGCCTATGGCGCAGCTGCCAAACCTGCCCGAACAACCCCGACCGCCAGCAGGGAGAAGACCAATGACCCTCAAAGCCACCTGCCCAGAATGCGGCATGAGCGGCGACATGGCCGCGTTCGTCACCCAAGGCGAACACAACCAGGCACTGGCCGCCGCGCTGGAAATGCCCGCCTTACTGAGCAGCCGCATCGTGCGCTACCTCGGCCTGTTCCGGCCCAAATCACGGGCATTGGCCAGCGCCAAAAGCGCCCGCCTGCTGGGCGAGCTGAAGGACGTCATCACCAGCGGCGTGATCGAGCGTAAAGGCATTACCCGTGAAGCACCGCTTAAGGTCTGGATTGCCGCGCTTGACCAGTTGCTTGAACGCCCGCCCAGCCACCTGCCGCTCACCGGCCACGGCTACCTCTATGAGGTAGTGGCCAGCTGCGCTGATCGCCACGCCGGTGAGGTGGAAAAGCAGCGCGAAGAGCAGGCGCGTAACGGTTTTCAAAAGAGCAGTGCCAAACAGCCTGCAAACCGTGCCGCCGTTGCCACCCTGCGCGAGCGCTCCACCGATGACGTCCTTGCCGAACACGAACGGTTAGCCCAGCGCAAAGCGCACGTTACCCAGCAGCGCCCGCCGCAACACGACAAAGCCGCTGAAAAAGCCAACGCCCCCAAACGCCTGAGCGACCTACTGAAAGGGGCAGCCAGCCAGGGAGAACAGCCATGAGAACGTACAGCGATGCCCACATCGAGCATTACGCCGACCGCTTCATCGCCCTGCGCATCGCCCGCCACGGCGTGGATCTCGCGCAGTACCTGATCAACCCCGCGCAGTTTGAGCGCCTGGCATTAGAGCCAGAGCCGTTGCTGCCCAAGCAGCAACGGGCCGTGCTGCGCATCTGGCAGCGCTGGGACACCGGCTTAGCCGAGCAAGCAGCGGCTCCTGAAGCCCCCAAAGAAAAGCCGTTCGAGCTGCCCGGTGAATACGCCGTGTGGGAGGAGTTCCTGCTGGGCATCGGCAACAACAAAGCCATACGCCAACGCAACGGTGCCTATGTCGAGCCGATGCACCACCACCGCCACAACCCCCGTAACCGCAGCGCCAACTTTGCCCGTAAAGGAGCCTAACCATGAACACCGCCACTACAGAGATTCAGCAAGTACCCGAAGGCTTCCGCATGGATGCCAAGGGCCGCTTGATTCCCGAAGCCCAGATCAAAGAGATCGATCAGATCCGCGATGAACTGGTGCTTTCCATCGTCGACCGCGCCACCGAGCTTCGCGACCAGCTACGCGACTTCAAAGCCGATGTGTTTAGCGAGATCGCCGCGCTCATCGAGACCTCCGCCCAGGAGTACGACGTTCAGATCGGCGGCAAGAAAGGCAACGTGCAGCTCGTTTCCTTCTGTGGCCGCTACAAAGTGCTGCGCGCCATCTCCGAGACCATCACCTTTGATGAGCGCTTACAAGCTGCCAAGGGCTTGATTGAAGACTGCCTGCGCGACTGGACGACGGACGCCCGCCCCGAGGTGGCCACCATCGTGCAAGACGCGTTCCGCGTCGACCAAGCGGGCAACATCCGTACCGGCCAAGTGCTGGGGCTGCGCCGCCTAAACATCCAGGACAAACGCTGGCTGAAAGCCATGGACGCCATCAGTGACGCGGTGCAGGTAACTGGCTCCAAGAGCTATATCCGCATCTATGAGCGCGTCGGCAGCACCGACCAATACAAGCCCATCAGCCTAGATATCGCGGGGGTGTGAAGGCGATGAAAGTCTTCGGATTCGATGACACCGGAGCGTGTCGGGGAGAACTGCTCAGCACCCAGTTAGATAGCTTCGCAGTGGAGCATGAAGAGTGGCCACTCGGCTGGGAGTTTGCCTCACGTTCGTTTGCAAAGGCAAAAACCGAGCTGCTGAGGGAGATGCAGGAAAACAATGCAGACCCCGAGCTAATCAAACTTGTCCGCCAGCTCAGAGCTAGAGATATACCGGAAGAGGAAGCCTAACCATGCCCAGCAAGTGCGACTACTTCTACCAACTCCAAGAGCGCGGTATCAGTGCCGCGCAGGCCAAGCAGTGGCTCAAGAAGAACCCGATGCCGCGCCAATGGAAGCACAGCGCCTGGCGCTGGGCTGCTGAGAACATGACCGATGAGGTGACCCAATGAGCACCGTCTTGAATGCGTCCTCGATCCGCGTCAGCGCCGCCATGGGCGGATACGTCGCCACCCTGCGCGGCAAGCGTGCAACCGGCACCACGCATCGCGAAGCGGCGCTGACCGTCGCACGCCAAGTGTACGGCCCAAAGGTCAACGTACGCAGCGACTACCTGCGCGATGCAGATCCACTGGCGGGCATCCAGTACCGCTACCACATCACCCACCAGCGAGGTGTGGCATGAGCGAGCCAACCAAAACCAGCACCAAGGCCATGATCACGATTGAGCCCAACGAAGCTGGCGGCTTCACGGTATACGCCGGATTCAATGGCGATAAAGCCGAATCACCTCAAATGAAAAAGGCCGGCGATTTAGCCCTGCTGGGAATGCTGGCCATCGCCAAAGCGCTGGAGCTGCAAGACGCCCAAGCGGCCACCCAAACAACCATCCACTAAGCGAAACGCCCTGCCAATAGCGGGGCGTCTGCTGGGCGTGGTGGCCCGGCACTGATGAGCAGCCAAGGGGAGAGAAATGGACAGCAAAGCGTTAGACAAAATCAAGAAGTGCCTACGGCTTGCCAAGTCGAGCAATGCCAATGAAGCAGCCGCCGCATTGCGCCAAGCGAAAAAGCTAATGGCCATTCACGGCATTACTACCGACGATGTGGCGATCAGTGACGTTGAGAGCCATACCACCAAAGCGGGCGCAGGAAAGACGCCCCCCAACCATGTCGCCTTACTGGCCAACATGGTCGCCGGGGCGTTTGGTGCTGAGGTCGTTTACTGCCCGCTGTTTGATGGTGAGCGCTGGACGGGGCGCGTCGAGTTTTATGGCGTGGGTGGAGCTGCCGAGGTGGCAGGATACGCCTTTGAGGTGCTAGGTCGACAGCTCAAGCGCGACCGAACAGCCTTCTTGGCCACCCTCAATAAGCGCCTAAAGCGAGCCACAAAAGTGCGCCGAGGCGACCTATACGCAAGCGCATGGGTTGATGAGGTTTCCCGCCAAGTGGTGCCACACAAGCGCAGCGAGGCCGAAGAAAACACCATTGAAGCCTACAAGACGAAACGGTGGGAAGAGCCATTGGAGACTGTTCAGGCTCGCGATAACACCAAGGGCATGCGCAGCCATGATCACAGTGCCATTCATCAGGGCTATCAGGACGGCAAGAAAGTCAGCTTCCACCAAGGCGTGAACGGCAGCCGACACGCCCAGATCGGTGAGGTAGCGTCATGATCAGCAAAGGCAAGCTCGCTCAAATCCATATCGCCAAAGCCCAACTGGGCCTGACCGATGAAGACTACCGCGCCATCCTTGCCCGCACAGCGGGCGTGAGCAGTGCCAAAGAACTCACCAACCGCACCGTTGGCGGCGTGATGCATGAGTTTCGCCGCCTCGGTTTTGAACCCAAGCCCGCCAAAAAAGCGGGTCGGAAAGCGCCGCGCCCGCCGCGCTCACGCCAGAACGTGATGAGCAAGATTGAAGCGATGCTCACCCACGCAGAGCGCCCATGGGCCTACGCAGACAGCATGGCCAAGCGGATGTTCAACGTTGAGCGAGTGGACTGGTTAGACGATGACCAGCTACACCGCCTGATGACCGGGCTCATCATCGACGCCAAACGGCAAGGACGGTACCCCGATGACCTCAAATGACGACAACCTCGATTTTGGGTTCGATGAAATCCCCGCCGATGCCCTGGAGCGCCTGCCCGACCCAGAGCTAGCCCGCCACTGGCCTCAGTCACTAGTGGACATGCTGCAGGTAATCGAAGCGGAATACGTCGAGATAGGTCTGGAGCCACGCATCGCCCAACGCCTAGCGTTTTCCACCCTAAGAATTCTGGCGTATTACCACGGCGGGCAGGTATTCTATTTAGCCAAAGGGGATCAGCTCGACCGAGCGCTGCGCGACCATCAAATATGGTGCGAGTTTAACGGCAGCAACCACGCCGAGTTGGCACGGCGCTACGATAAGAACGTAATCCAGATCTACAAGATCCTGGCCGAGCAGCGGGCACTGCACCGCAACCGCATCCAGCCAGGGCTGTTTTAAGGGAGGGGAACATCATGAAAGCGATTGCAGGTATAGCACTGGCGTTAGTGGCCACGTTGGCCACAGCACAAGATAGGCCAGTGACGTTCAGTGAGTATTCAGCAGCAACACAAGCAGCCTTCACCCACTCGCAACGTTGCAAAGCCGAAATAACGGTTCGTGGTGTGGGTGAGCGCTGCGAACAGTTTTTTGAATACCTTGACCGATACCAAGGCATTACTGAAGCATTCCAAGCCAGGATGGAAAGCGAAGGTGTTGGTGCCTTTGATGGTGCCAGCACCCCAAGCATTGGCGGCCATGAGTACTACGAAGAACGCCTCACGACCAACATCCACTACATTACCGAGATGATGTAGTAGCATAATCGCCCTCCCAACAAACCCGCCTCGGCGGGTTGTTTTCTTTAATTCCCGCTAATCCCGACGCCTTACCCTACCGCCCTATCCTGAACCTCACTGCTCTGTGCTTCGCTCACCTGCAATGAGGCTTTCTCACCATGCCCCGTGACGACCTTTCTACCCATTTCAAACGCCGTGAATTCGCCTGCAAATGCGGCTGCGGGTTCGATACGGTAGACCTTGAAACCCTGACACTGCTGCAAGACATTCGTCTTCACTTCAATGCCCCCGTCATCATCAACAGTGGGTGCCGTTGTGCAGCCTACAACCGCCGGGTAGGCGGTGCTGCCGCCAGTCAGCATGTGTTTGGCCGCGCCGCCGATATCCGCGTGCAAGGCATCGACCCCGCCGTGGTAGCCACCTACGTGGAAACCCAGTACCCCACGGCCAGCGTGGGTCGCTACAACACCTTCACCCACATTGATACACGCACAAGCGGCCCTGCCCGCTGGCCTCGGGGGTGAGTATGCAATGGCGAGAACTAGCCACCACCGTAGGCGGTATGGCCCCGCTGATCGGCAGCGCCCTCGGTGGCCCCGCTGGGGCAGCCGTGGGCCAACTAGCCGCCAAAGCCTTAGGCGTTGCCGCCACCCCCGACGCCGTCGCCCAAGCACTCGGCGACCCAGACGCCGCCATCAAGCTCCAGCAGCTTGAAAACGACCACCAGCAAACCCTCACCCGCATGGTGCTAGAAGCCGAAAGCGTGCGCCTTAGCGAGGTAAACAAAACCATGCGTGCCGAAGCGGCGAGCAACGACGCCTATGTGCGCCGTTGGCGGCCTACCTTTGGCTATCTCACTGCGATTGCCTGGGTTATCCAGTGCGTGGCCATTGCCTGGTCGATTGTGGCCACGCCTGAGCAAGCAGGGGTGGTAGCCCAAGCCGTTACCGCGCTAACCCCCATGTGGGGCGTGGCGCTTGCCATGTTGGGGATTAACGCCACCTGCCGAAGCCGCGACAAACAAGTGGCCGCAGGGCAACAGCCGAGCGGCTTTATGGATGCCGTTGTGAAACGCGTTGGCGGCTAACCAACCAATAAGGGAACACCATGGAGTTAATCAACTGGGCAGCCGCCAAGCTGCTATTCGATGTGCTGCAAGCCCTCTTTATGGGCGTCATGGCCGCGTACGTGTACTGGCTGAACAAGCACCGCGCTAGCCAAACCGCCATCAAGGAGACCCATACGCGGATTGATGGCGTTGAGAAAAAAGTGGTCAACCTGGAGCACAAAGTGGAACGCCTACCCGATCACGAGGACATCGAAAAGCTACAGGAGCAAATGGCACGCACCAACGTACTGCTGGCAGAGATCAGCGCTAACCAAAAAAGTACGTCAGTACAGGTCAACCGCATTAACGACTACTTGCTGAACCAAGGGGGCCGCTCATGACCGGGCAACACTTTTCCGACTTCGAAACCGAAGGCCGCCGCCTGAGCATCCTGCGGATTCTGTCGCGCCGCAGCCAGTTCACGACCAACGAATACAGCCTGAACGATGAGCTGAAAGGTGCCTATGCCCACCACATCAGCCGCGACAAGCTACACGGCGATATTGCCTGGCTGGAAGAGCAAGGCCTGGTGATTGCCCAACAGCCCCGCGCTGGCTGGATCGTGACCCTCACCTCACGCGGTGCCGACTGTGCCGAAGGCCTCGCCAACGTACCTGGCGTCGCCAAACCCCGCCCAGGAGCGTGACCCATGCCGCCACGCAATAAGGTGTTTGACCTTCCACAAGAGGTGCGCGAAGAGTTAAACGAGAAGCTCGTCAGTAGTGGCTTCCAGGGCTATGAAGCGTTAGCCGGGTGGCTGGGTGAGCGCGGCTATAACGTTTCCAAGTCCAGCGTTCACCGCTATGGCCAGGATCTCCAGGAGGAGTTCGAAGAAGCCATGGGCGACGTGCGTAAAACCACCGAGCTGGCCCGCGCCATGGCCAGTGACGGCGAAGACGAAAGCGGCCACCTGATCGACGCCACCGCCCGCATCGTGCAAGACCAGCTCCTGCGCATCTCTATCGCCATGCGCAAAGCCGAAGAAGACCCCGCCAAAGCCGCCAAGCAGCTCGGCAGCGTGACCAAAGCGCTGGCCGATATTGGGCGCGTATCACTCAGCCAGAAGAAATGGGCGAAAGAGCTGCGGGTGGAAGTGGCCAAAGAGGCAGCGGAAAAAGCCGAGACCAGCATGGCGACTCAAGGCATGAGCCGCGACGCCATCGACGCCATCAAGCGCGATATTCTGGGGATTGCCTAATGAGCGCACTTTCCACAGCGCCCGCTGCCGCGCTACCTGAATCCGTCCTGCTGCCTTACCAAAAGGCATGGATCGAAGATGACTCGGACCTCAAAATTGCCGAGAAGAGCCGCCGTACCGGCTTGACCTGGGGCGAAGCCGCCGATGCCGTGCTGTCGGCCAGCAGCGCCAAAGCTGCGGGGGGCACCAACCACTTCTATGTGGGCAGCAACAAAGACATGGCCATCGAGTTTATCGATGCCTGCGTCATGTGGGCCAAAGCGTTCAATCGCGCTGCCTCGCACATCCAGGAAGAGCTGTACCAGGATGAGGATAAAGACATCCTCACCTTCAATATCCACTTCTCCAGCGGCTTCAAGATCCAGGCGCTCAGCTCCCGGCCCAGCAACATGCGTGGCCGCCAGGGTAACGTCACCATTGACGAAGCCGCTTTCCACGATCAGCTCGCCGAAGTGCTGAAGGCTGCCTTGGCCCTCACCATGTGGGGCGCAAAGGTGCGCCTGATCAGCACCCACAACGGCGTCGAGAACCTGTTCAATGAGCTGATTCAAGACAGCCGTGCGGGCAAGAAGCGCTACAGCGTTCACCGCATCACGCTGGATGATGCGTGCGAGCAAGGGCTCTATAAACGCATTTGCCAAGTGCGCGGCAAGCCCTGGACGCCAGAGGCAGAGGAAGAATGGAAGGCCAACCTGCTCAAGGACACCGCCACCCGAGAAGACGCCCTGGAGGAATACTACTGCGTGCCCAAGGCAGGCGGCGGTGCTTACCTCTCCCGCGCCATGATCGAGGCGCGCATGGTCGATGCGCCGGTGATTCGCTTTGAAGGCAGCGCCGAATTCAACGCGGTACCGGAACACTACCGCGCCCTAGAGATAGACGCCTGGTGCCAAGAACACCTGCTGCCGCTGTTGGATAAGCTCGACCCCAAGCTAGCCCACTGCTTTGGCGAAGACTTTGGCCGCAGCGGCGACTTAACCGTGATTGCCCCCATGGCCATCACCCAGCAGCTCGTGCGTCAGGTACCGTTCCTGGTCGAACTGCGCAACGTGCCGTTCAAGCAGCAAGAGCAAGTGCTGTTCTTCATCGTGGACCGCCTGCCACGCCTACAAGGCGGCGCGCTGGATGGTCGCGGTAATGGTCAGTACCTGGCCGAGCAAGCCGCCGAGCGTTACGGCAGCATTGTCGAGGTCATCATGCTTTCCCAAAGCTGGTACCTGAACAATATGCCGCCGTTTAAAGCCGCGTTTGAAGACGAACTCATCACGTTGCCCCGCGACAGCCAAGTGGTCGACGACCTGCGCGCCCTGCAAGTGATCAAGGGCGTGCCCAAGCTGCCCGATGCCAAAACCGGCGACAGTAAAGACCGCCACGGCGACGCGGCCATCGCGCTGGCCATGGCGTACTATGCCAGCCTGATGGACGTGGTACCCATCGAATTCACCCCCGCGCCCCTGCCTGGCACCCGCCAGGACGACGACAGCGACGACATTGAACCCAGCGGCTTTGGAATAGGAGGCGGCGCATGGTAAGCCCCGCAAAGAAATATCGGCGCAACCTGGTCAAAGCCAACACGCCAGCTCTGAAAGAGCAACAGACGAACGACGCTCGCATCGGCAACCTCAAGCGCGAGTTTGCAGAGCACCCCACTAAAGGCCTCACACCTGCGCGCCTGTACCAGATCCTAGAAGCCGCTGAACAAGGCGACCTCAAAGCGCAAAGCGAACTGTTCGATGACATGGAGGAGAAAGACCCTCAGATCGGTGCCGACTTGGGCAAGCGCCGCCAGCTCGCCGCAGAGCGCGAATGGCAGATCGTGCCGCCAGATAACGCCAGCGCCCAAGAGAAACGCGCCACCGAACACGCCATTGAGGTGTTCTCGGGGCTGGAAGTCGAAGACCTGATTCTTGATCTCGGCACCGGCATCGGTCACGGCTGGGCCAACCTGGAGTTATCGTGGCAGCGCGATGGCGCCCTGCGCTATATCGAGCAGCCCACGCTGCGCCCCCATAGCTGGTTCAGGCTCCACCCGGATGACCAAAACTGCATCACCCTGCGCGATAACAGCGCGACGGGCGAAGAGCTATGGCCGCTGGGCTGGGTGCAACACCGTCACCGTGCCAAGAGCGGCTACGTCGCCCGCATGGGCCTGCACCGCATGTTGGCATGGCCCTACCTGTTCCAAAACTACGCGCTTGGCGATTTGGCGCAGCTGCTGGAAATCTACGGCCTGCCTGCTCGTATCGGTAAGTACCCACGCAACGCCACCGAGCGAGAGAAAGCGACGCTCTTACGCGCCGTCGTCACGCTGGGCCAGAACGCGGCGGGCATCATCCCAGAGGGCATGGGTATCGAGTTCATGGAGGCTGCGGGTAAAGGCGCATCCTCGGATATTTTTAAAACCATGATGGACTGGTGCGAACGCGCAAAAGCCAAGGCGATTCTAGGCGGCACCTTAACCAGCGGTACCGGCGAAGGCACCAACACTAACGCGCTGGGCAACGTGCATGAACGTGGCCAGATGAGCCTGATCCGCTCCGATGCCCGCCAATACGCAGGCAGCATTCGCAACGCGATTCTCTGGCCCATGGCCGCGCTCAACTTTGGCATTGATAAGCCCCAGCGTGCGCCTCGTTTCTACCTCGACTGTGGCGAAACCGAAGATCTCGAACGCCTCTCCAAGAGCCTGCCCACCATTGTGGACATGGGCGTGAAGGTGCCCATGTGGTGGTTCCATGAGAAAAGCGGCATCCCTAAAGCTGCCGAAGGCGAAGACGTACTGATGCCAAAGGCAGCGCCAAACCCGTTCGGTGCGCTGCGCATTCCTGCCTCACGGCCACCGCTAGCCGCCCTACGCCAGGCACCCACGCAACCGGGTCAGCCGAGCTACTACCGCGATGCCACGCTGGACAAGCTCGACGACCAGGCGCAGCCAATCGTTGATGGCTGGGTGGCGCTGGTACAGCAGTTGGTAGAGCAGGCAACCAGCTTCGAGCAGCTGCAAGAGCTGATCGCCACGGCGTTTGACGACCTCGACGAATCGGAGCTTGCAGACGTGATAGCCACCGCGTTTGAGGCGGCCAACTTGGCAGGCCGTGCCACTGTTCTTGAAGGGCAGGATGAGGAAACCGGCGATGCCGATTAGCGCCCAGTTCAACCGCCCGTTCCCGGAGCAGGTCACGTTCTTCCGCAACAAGCTGAACCTGCCCACCACGCGCTCCGGGCAAATCACCCGCGACCAAAACGACGCGGCCTTTGTGGTGGCCGGTGCCACCAAGGCCGACCTGCTGGCGGATCTGCGCGGCGCGGTCGATGATGCCATCAGCAACGGCCAAAGCCTAGGCGAGTTTCGCCAGCAGTTTGAGGAGATCGTCGCCAAGCGAGGGTGGACCGGCTGGACAGGCGAAGGCAGCAAAGCAGGCCGCGCATGGCGTACCCGGCTTATCTATAAGACCAACCTCGATACGTCCTACGCTGCTGGGCGTTGGCAGCAGATGACCGACCCCGATGTGGTGCGCCTGCGCCCCTATTGGCGCTACATCCACAACACCATCGAGAACCCGCGCCAGCAGCACCAGCGCTGGAACAACCTGGTGCTGCGTGCCGATGACCCTTGGTGGCAAGCGCATTACCCACCCAACGGCTTTGGCTGCAACTGCGGTGTCGAGACACTCAACGAACGTGGCCTGCGCCGCCTAGGCAAAGATGGGCCGGATGCTGCGCCGAATGACGGCACTTATGAAAGCGTTGATAACACCACCGGCGAAGTGGTCACCGTGCCCAACGGCATCCAGCCAGGGTGGGACTACGCCCCAGGGCAAACCGCCACCGAGCGTGCGATCGCTGCACGGTTAGAGCGCCTGGATAGCGTCGAAGCCACGATTGCAAGGCAGCACGTCGCCGACTTAGTCGAAGCGCCGCTGTTCAATCGATTCTGGAATGGCGAAGTGCGAGGCGAATATCCGGTGGCCGTAGTGCCGCCGCTAGAACGACAGGTGCTAGGGGCAGAAAGCCCCGTGGTGCTGCTCTCACAAGAGAGCCTCACGGCGCACAAGGTCAGCCACCCAGAGGTGCGCTTGGAGGATTACCGCCGCATCCAGCAGATACTGGACGAAGGAGAGGTGTACCAGCGCGAAGGCGAACCAGGGCGCATGGTCTACTTGAGCCTGGGTGAACGCCTCTACAGAGCCGCGCTAAAGCGAACAAGCGATGGCAAGAAGAACTACTTCCTCACGCTGTTTATCGTGAGCGATGAAAAGGCCGAGCGGGAAGTCAGGCAGAAGATGGAGCGCGTGCGCTAGAGGAACTGAGCTGGAGGAACGTGGTGCAACGCTGGTTCGCCATCCCCAGATACCTCATCTGCTAACGCAGGGTACACCAGGCGAATATTGGTCTTTCGCACCACATAAGCAGTATAGGAGAGAACCGTGATCACCATCAACGCCAACACCGACGCCATCGAACGCGCCATTCAGGAGCTGATCAACAAAGGCGACGACCTCACCGCACCGATGAAGTCGATTGGCGAGGAGATGGTCAACCGCACCCAGCAGCGGTTCCGCGATAAAGAAGCACCGGACGGCACACCCTGGGCACCCAACTCCCCGGTGACTGAAAAACGCAAAGGCCATGGCCGAGTGCTCGAAGGCGAGAGCAAACAGCTCGCCAAGCAGTTCAGCTACAGCGCCAGCAGCGAAGGCGTCGAATGGGGCAGCCTGATGGTCTACGCCGCGATGCAGAACTACGGCGGCACCAAAGCCGAGTTCCCGCACCTATGGGGCGACATCCCAAGCAGGGAGTTCATCGGCCTGAACGATGACGACGAAGACGAGGTGTTGGGCATCCTCGCCGACCATTTCAGCCTCTGACCCCGAACCGCCAGAAAGGCTCTGTAAGCGCCGCAAGGCGCTACCCCGCTACGCTGGCCCGGATTTTCTGCGCAAGGGGCGTTAGACCCGCGTTAGATTTTGATTATGCCCAGTGTGAAAGGGTTTCATTGGACGTAGAGGGTCTGAGCATGGAAGATAATGCAATATATTGCACTGATTTTTGAGGTAGCACGATGGCGTTATTTACAGCAGGATACGAAGGATTGGACATAGATAGCTTTCTGGCAGGCCTTCGGCATGCTGGCGTCGAGAAGGTCGTTGACGTGCGTCAACTGCCGGTATCGCGCAAGAAAGGGTTTTCCAAAACTTCTTTCGCTGAGCAGCTCAGGGCATCTGGGATTGAGTATGAGCATGTAAAGGCTTTGGGTTGCCCAAAATCCATTCGTGACCAATACAAAAAGGATGGAGATTGGGCTAATTATACCAAGCACTTCCGTGCCTATATTGCTACACAATCCGAGACTGTACGCGATGTTGCCAGCGAGGCCTCCGAGATTAACGCCTGCCTCATTTGTTTTGAAGCAGACGTCATGTACTGCCACCGCAGGTTTGTCGCCGAGGCAAGCAAACAGATCAACCCAGAGTTGCACGTGAAGCATTTAGCGATCAAAAAAGAGATTGCTGCGGCTGTTTAGGTGGGTATATCAGGCTAATAATCAGCCATTGATCAGGAAACCGGTGCATATTTCCCATAAGAAACATCAGATCTTTACTTGGTAAATCCTCCAGCAATTTATGCTGAAACGGCCCTTTCCAGTCATTGGGGCCGTGATCTTTGACTAGTTTTCTGTACAGCGCACCAATCTCCCAATCAACAATCTTATGCTTGAAAGTGACGGGACCTGAAGGAGTGAAACATTCATAATGGTAATGAAAATCTACTGGAATTTTCTCTAGTATCTCTATTTCATCTTGCTCGCCATCGAGGAGAGACAGCTGCATGCTCACTAACTTTGCTCTTTCCTCGTCGGTCCAGTCCTTGTTCTTATGCTCATTGAGTGACAGGTCATTTATTTTATGTACGCGAACCAGCCCTAGGGAAGTGCCTTTATCTTCATGTGCTTTTTGCAGGTCAACGGGTGAGTCAAACACAGGCAGCTGATTTAGATAGTGCCTTCTGTTACTCCAATTGCCCTCTGATGGGACCTTGTTACCTAGCTGTATGGAGCCAACTTTAAGCTTGTGACTTTCTGGCCTGTGATCATCACGGCTTTTTTCAATTTTTGCCGATATCCACTGCCATTTGGAGAACTGCTGATCCCCACTAATTAACCTGAACGGAACCGGGAAAAGGCGTATCAAGGTTCCATCCTCATTCATCCCTGCTACACATGAGGTCTCTCTGTATCTTGCACTTGGGCTTGGATACGTTTTGCAGAGTATGAGTATGTTGGCTTCCTTATCTGGCATGCTCCACCCGTTTTATATGTATTTGGTTCAGCCTACTTAGTAACAGCAACACGAAATTTTCTCTACCCCACTTTAGGAAAAGGCAGCAAATTCCTTTAACCCACGCTAAATCCCGCTAGCCTCCCCCGCCCCCGATCATGGGGGCATGACTACACACAGCCTTCACCCCAAGCCCCGCGTCGCCGCCTGTGCTCTCCGAGTGCAAGTCACCGACGACAAGACGCGCCTGATGCCTGCTGGCACCTTTCACGCACCGCGTGGGGCTGCTGAAGGCACCGGCCCCTGGCACCTGTCTGCCGAAGCCGCGCAAGCCATCATCCGCTTGGCCGCTGCGCGCAGCACCGATATCGCCATCGACTACGAGCATCAGATCCTCTACTCCGAAAAGAACGGCCAGCCCGCGCCTGCGTCTGGCTGGGTCGACCCGCGCTCGCTTGAGTATCGGGAAGATGGCCTGTACGGCACGGTGACTTGGACGGCCAAGGCCCGTGCTGCTATCGAAGAAGGCCCCAATGGCGAGCCACCCGAATACCGCTACCTCTCCCCCGTATTCCCCTACGACGCCAACGGCGTGCCGCTCGATCTGCTGCACCTGGCGTTGACCAACACCCCCGCCATTGATGAGGGCGCGGCGCAGCTTGCCGCCGCTCGGATGGCGATAGCCCATGACGTCACCGACGACGCCCAGGAGATCGACACCGTGAAACGAGAACAACTGATTGCCACGCTCGGCCTGGCCACCGATGCCACCGACGAACAGATCGACACCGCCATCGCAGCCTTGAAAGCCGCCAAGGCAGATGCCGACGCCTTCCGCACCGCGTTGGGTGCCAAAGACGACGCGAAGCCAGCGGAAGCCGTTGCTGCCTTGAAAGCCTCCAGCGCAGCCGCTGCCCCAGACATGACGCAGTTTGTGCCTGTGGCCGTGTACCAAGAAACCACCCAGCAGCTGGCCGCCCTGAAAGCCAACGGCAACAGCGCTGAGCTAGACGCCCTCATCAAGCAGGGCCTGGATGATGGTCGCATCCCTGGTGAGGCGACAGCCGATTGGTTGCGCGAACAAGGCCTCGCCGCCTGTAAGGCGCATCTTGAAGGCGCGCCCAGCATCGCCGCGCTGAAAACCACCCAGACCCAGGGCAAGCCCCCGGAAGGCAAAGAGACCGGCGACGGCAAGCTAAACGAGACCGAGCTGGCGGTGTGCAAGGCGATGGGCCTAACGCCCGAGCAGTACCGCGCCGCTAACCCAGCGTAATAACTGGCCACACTCCACACGCAAGAGGATCACACCGTGACCGCTGCAACCCAAAACCGAAACACCCCGCACCGCGTAGGGCTGTCTCGTGGCCATCTGGTCGCGGCGGCAACCGAGTGCTTCGCGGGCACCATCGCCGTCATCAATGCCACTGGCTTTACCGAGCCGGGCACCACCGCCACCGGCCTGACCGCCGCCGGTGTGTTCGAGCACTACCAGGACAACACCACCGGCGGCGATGGCGACCAGGTCGTGACCGTTAAGCGCGGCAACTTCCGGTTCGATAACTCGGCCAGTACCGACGAGATCACCGCCGCTGATATCGGCAAGGTTTGCTACATCGTCGATAACCAGACCGTCGCCAAAACCGACGGCACCGCGACCCGCTCCCCCGCTGGCATTGTCGACGACGTCGACGACGCAGGCGTGTGGGTCAACATCGACCCGACTAACGGCGTGGCCGCTAGCGCGTAATAAGGACTGCCTACATGAATCTTACCCAAGCCAATTTGAAGGTGCTGTTTCAGGCCTACAACACATCGTTTCAGCAGGGCTTTAGCTCGATGGGCGAACAGGGCGCGCTTTACGAGCAGTTCTGTACCACCGTGCCCAGCACCACTGCCGTGGAAGTATACCCGTTCCTCAAGAGCCTGCCGCGCATGCGCGAATGGCTGGGCGATCGCGTCATCCACTCGCTCGAAGGTGCCGGGTTCAGCATCAAGAACCGCAAGTTCGAGCTGACCGAAGGCGTCTCACGGGATGCTGTGGAAGACGACACCTACGGCCTGTGGTCACCGGTCTTCCAAGAGTTTGGCCGCTCCAGTCGTGAGCACCCCAACGAACTGGCCGTGGAAGTGCTTGAGCAAAACCCGGAGTGCTACGACGGCCAGCCGCTGTTCGATGCCGACCACCCGGTGCTGAATAAGTCGGGCCAAGAGATCTCCGTCAGTAACGACATGGGCGGCACAGGCGATGCTTGGTATGTCATGGATCTGACTCGCGTGATCAAGCCGATCGTGTTCCAGAAGCGCCGTGATTACAACTTCCGCTCCATTACCGATCTCAACGACACGCAAGTGTTCATGACCGACAACTTCGTGTTCGGTGTAGATGCTCGTGTGAACGCCGGTGCGGGCCTCTGGCAGCTCGTCGTGCGCTCTCGCCAGCCGTTCACTGCTGAGAACTATGAGGCAGCACGCCAAGCGCTAACTGCGATGAAAGGCGACTACGAACGCCCGCTGGCGCTGCGCCACTCGCACACCATGGTGCCCAACTCCATGGAGGGAGCTGCCCGTGCCGTGCTGCAAAGCCAGCTGGCCGCCGGTGGTGAAACCAACAAATGGGCCAACACCTCAACGCTGGTGCTGAACCCCTGGTTAACCAGCGCTTAACGGCACGTTAAACCGCCTATCGCAGTGCCTGCCTCGGCGGGCACTGCGCAACGGAGAGCCCCCCATGACCACACGTAAGCAAAGCGCCGCTGCCAAGGCCAAGCAAGAAGCCGAACCGAATACATCACCTGGCCAGGGAGCCAAGGAAACACCACCAGAGGATGTGGCCAAGGATCTGGCCGCCAAGGACGGCACCACTACGGAAGTCAAGGGCAGCACGGTAACTGGCGACGGCACCGGCAAGGCACTGCCGCCGATCAATGAACTGCCAGGCGTTTTCGTGCGGACAAAGCGTCGCATCAAAAGCCGCCGCCGCGCTGGCTTCCGCTTCAACCGCGAAGGCATGGGCATTGCGCTGGAGTTACTGAGCGAAGAGCAGCTGCAACAGTTGCGCGATGACCCGGCGCTAGAGGTGGAAGACTGCACCTTCCCGCTGGCTGAAGCGACCAGCGAGCCGGAGGCCTAACCGATGCCGTACTGCACGCAAGCGGATCTCATCGAGCGCTTTGGCGAGTCCGAGCTGCTCGCCATCGCCCGCGATGAAAGCGGCATGGCCATTGATACCGCCGTGGTGGAACGCGCTTGCGAAGATGCCTCTGGTGAGATCGACGGCTACGTCAGTGCAGCAGGCTACCCCGTACCGCTGTCGCCCGTGCCACGCATCGTGATTGCCAACGCCTGCGACATCGCCCGTTACCGGCTCTATGACGAACACGCCACCGACCAGGTGCAGAAACGCTACGACGACGCCGTGAAGTTCCTGCGCTCGGTTTCCCGTGGCGAGGTTCGCCTGGGTATCTCGACCAGCCAAGGAAGCAGCAGCGCAGGCAGCGTGCAAATGAACTCAGGCCGCCAGGTGTTTAACGGCGGTGGTTTCTAGCCCCGCACGATTGGAGACAACAGATCATGAGTGCCAAACAGACCACTAAAGCAGCGGCTGAGCAAAGCGCTGATAAAGACGCACCACCACCGCGCCCCCGCGAGGCTGTGTCGGTGCGGGTGAAGACAAAATCACCCGGTGTAAAGCGTCAGGTGTGCGGTGTCATTTTCGAGAACACCTGGAAGTACTTGACGCTGGATGATCGCGGCAGCGCCTACAAAGCCATTGCCCGCGATCCCGCGATGGTGATGGAAAAGGCAACACCGCCACCGAAGCCAGTGGCCACTGAAGAGTCAACAGGCAAAGAGGCCAAGTAATGCTCTCGCTTACGCCGTGGCTTGACCGCCTTAACGCCCTAGAGGGCATTCCCACCGTGCAGCTTGCAGCAGATGTAGAAGCCGCCAAGAGCAACACGCAGCTACCCAACATGATGCTGGTGCTAGGGCGCGAAACCGTCAGCCACGGCCCCATGAGCAACCAGGCACGGCACCGCGTGAAAACCGAGGTGTTGCTGGTCACGGGTATTCGCCGCCGTAACCAACCGCTAGGGCCAGTGGCTACCGTAGGTGACGACGAACTGACACGGCTGCGCAGGCCAGCCCTCACTCAGTTGATTAACTGGATGCCGCCTGGTTGCGACATCCCCGTGAAATGGCAACGCGGCCAGCTGTTGGCCCTACAAAGCCACGCCCTTTTCTGGGCCGACGTGCTAACCGCCGAATACTTTTGGCCACTTGAGGAGACTTCACCGTGAGCCTAAAAACGAACCGCCGGGCGATGCTGTTCGCCCTAGAGTCGGACTACAACGACGGCACCACCTTGCCTGATTCAGCTACTGATGCCGTGTTAACCCGCGAGATCAGCGTGACCCCGCTCAGCGGTAACGACATCGAACGTAACTTTGTGCGCCCGTATTACGGCAATAGTCCGCGTGCCGCTGGTGAAAAGCACGTAGAGGTGCAGGTGGAAGTCGAGCTATGCACTAGCGGCACCGCTGGCACGGCTCCGCCGTGGGGCAAGATGCTGCGCTGCTGCGGCTTTTCGGAAGTCATCAATAACACCGTTGGCAGCGAAAGCGTGACCTACGCACCGGTGTCGGAGAACGAAGACAGCGGCGTGTTTTTCGCCCATGTCGATGGCAACCTTCACAAAGGCCGTGGGGTACATGGCACAGCGGCCTTCACGGTCAACGCGGAGAGTATCCCTGTTGTTCGTTTCACACTGCGAGGCTTGTTGAGCCCCGTCACCTCAGAACAGCTCCCTGCCGTCACGCTCAGCCAGTGGAACGCTGCCTTGGCGGTCAACACCCTCAACACCGAGCCGCTTACCTTCATGGGGGCCACCGTACCCTTCAACCAGTTTTCGCTGGATATGAGTGGCGAGGTGGTTCACAAGAAGATCGTCGGCTCCAACGACATTCAGATCACCGGGCGCGCACCGTCTGGCCAGCTGATCATTGAAGACCCTGGCGTAGGGGTTAAGAACTACTTCGAGGTCTCACAAAACGCTGAGACTGGTGCGCTCGCGCTCACGCACGGCAAGACCGCAGGCAAGATCATCGAAATCAGCATGCCGAAAGTGGGTATCGAATCGCCCACGTACTCCGACCAGGACGGCACCCAGATGCTGACCATGAACTACCGGCCCGAGCCGGTCGACGGTAATGACGAAGTCACCATCGTCACCAAATAAACCCTTTTACGACACATGCACCGCTGCGACAGCGGCGGTTAAACCGCAGTTAATCAGGAGTCATACCGTGTTCAAACTCAACACCAACCGCTCATACACCTACCCCGTCTCACTCACCATTTACGACGACGAAGGCAAAGAGCACACCGGCAAATTCACGGCCAAGTTCAAAGCACTGCCGCAGGACAAGCTGCGTGAAATGCCCGCCGACTCGCTGCTGCTCGATCATGTGCTGCTCGGCGTGAGCGGTCTGGAAGTGGCGGGCGAAGATGGCCAACCACTACAGGGTGAACAGCTGCTGCACGCGGTGAAAAATGACCCTGCCGCGAGCACCGCTCTGATCACGGCTTACCAAGAGAGCGTCTCAAAAAAGAACCGTCCGCGAATCTGATCGACGCAGGCAAGCACTGGGCAGAAGCCAGTAACGGCAAGCCCAACTTGGTCAAGGACGACCTCGCCGCCCTGGGCATCACCCTGGGCGGCGAGCTAGCCGAAGAGGCAGAGGCGTTCGATGCCGAGCCAGATGTCTTTGAAGTGTTGCCAGAGAACTGGCAAGCCGTCGAGACATTTCAGCGTTGTTGCCGCCAATGGCGTTTCGCTGGCATGGGTGGTGCTGTTGGGCTGGATGTGCAAGCGGTGATCAGCGTTATCAACCTCTACCAACTTCCCCCAGAGCAACAACTTGAGCGGCTGGATCAAGTGCAGCTTATCGAGCGCGGCGCGCTCAGCGTCATCAACCAACCCCGCAACTAAACGTTAGAAGGACACACCGTGGCGAACAATCTAACGCTTAGCGTCACCCTCACTGGCGATGGTCGCCAGCTCACCGGCACCTTGCGCAATGCGCAGGGTGAGGTGCAGGCGTTTGGGGGCTCGACCGTTCGCGAAGGCGACCGTGCCGAGCGCTCGCTTGCCAATGTCGAGCGCCGGGCCGGAACCGTCGGACGTGAGTTGCAGGTACTCACCCGGCTTGCCGCTCCGCTGGGTGCGGCGTTCGCAGGGATGTTTGCTGGCCGGGCCATTCAGAGTCAGATCGACTACGCCGACCGTCTGCAGAAAACGAATTTGCGCATTGGCGCGAGTGTGGAAGCGCTCAGCCAGTACAACCACGTGGCTGGCCTGTCCGGCGTTGCTTTCGAGCAGCTTACGACCGGGTGGCAGCGCCAGACTCGCCGCATATCCGAAGCCGCTCAGGGGTACGGTACCGCCACAGATGCCCTCGACACGCTCGGCCTGAGTGCCGAAGCGCTGAATCAGCTCGCCCCGGAAGAACAGTTCGAACGGATTGCTGAGGCGCTTCAAGGCGTCGAGAGCCAGGCCGACCGTACAGCACTGGCCATGAAGCTGTGGGACACCGAAGGTGTTGGCCTGCTGCAAATTGTCAACCAAGGCACCGACGCCATTCGCGCCATGCGCGAAGAGGCCGACCGCTTGGGGCTGACCATCAGCCAGGACACCGCTGATGCAATGGCCAACTACAACGACGAGATGGCACGGTTTCAGGCCGTGGCCACCGGCGTTACCCGCCAAGTTGCGTCCGAGCTAGTCCCCGCCATGACCACCGGCCTGCAAACCGCTAGCGAGTGGCTCGACCAAATGGGCGGTGCTGCTGAAATTCTTGATACCGTTAAGGATGCAGGCACTGGTGTCGCGGTAGTGATGGCAGGCCGCTACGTAGGGGCAATTGCCACCAGCCAGGCCGCCTTGGCGGCGAAAACGGCGGTGGTGGCCACCACCACCGGCGCGATCAACCTGCTCACCGGGGCCACTACACGGCAAGCGGCAGCCGCGACGGCCATGGCCGGTGCTACTCGCGTGGCCACAGGCGCATTGGCGTTGATCGGCGGCCCTGCGGGCGCAGCAGTCATTGCTGCCGGAGCGATCTACTACTTCCGTGAAGAGCTTGGGCTCACTCAACGTGCATCGAAAACCACCGAAGAGTTTCTGGGTGATCTTCGTGAGGGTATGGGGGACTTGGACGAAGCGGCGATTGGCAACCGCTTAGACGTGCTAGTCCATGACCTCATAGAGGTCAGCCTGCAAGCTCAAGAAACCTTTGCACAGCTCGAACGCTTACGTGAAGCACCGCGCATGTATGGGCAAGGGATGGCAGCCGACCAGCGAGTGCTCGAGCAGCAAACCGAGCAACGTCTGGAAGAGCAGCGTAACAAGATCAACGCGCTGACACAGGCAATCCAGGAGCATCGCGATAGGCGTAATGAGCTGACCAGTACAAGCCGCGATAATGTGGCGGTACTGGAAGATATGACAGTCACCGCTCAACGCCTGGCAGAAGCCGAGACGGCGACTGCCGCTGCGACAAACGAACTCACCCGCGCCACCAACGCCCAAGCCGACGCCCTGGAAGATCTACGCAACCGCCTACGCCCTGGCCGCCGTGAAGTGGTTCAGCTAGCCGACGACATGCGTACGCTAACGCTGGCCATTGCGACCGGCACCGGCAACGTCGCTGAAAATATCCAGATGATAGGGCTGCTCCAGCAGCGATACATCGAAGCCCAAAACGATACCAACGACCTTGCTGCTAAAACCGTTGATGCTGCCTTCACAATGGAAGGCGCATTCGACGAGCTGCGCCTCAACGGCCTACGCCGCTTAGACGACGGCTTTGCCGATCTCTGGCTAGGTGCCGTAGACGGCAGCCGCAACGCCACCGACACCATCAAACGCATGTGGGACCAAACCCTCGCCGAGCTGCTGCACATGGCCATCACTCGGCCTATCACCGTGCAGTTAGCAGCGAGTATGGGATTGGGTGGTGGTGGCCAACAGGCTGGCAGTGGCTCTCAATCCTTTGGCGGTATTCCATCGTTCAGCAGCATCATAGACGGCAGCGGCGCAATCGCCAACGCCTTCCGCGCCTTTCAGGGCACCGGCTCCACCTATGCAGGCACCTTCGGCAGCGAGTTAGCCGTGCAGACAGAGGGCGGCTTGCGCGCTGGCTTTGATTCTTTCGCAGCTAGTGGCCTTGGCAATGCGGCATTGGGCATCGGCGGCGGCCTCGCCGGTGGCTATGTGGGTACCGAACTCGGTAGCTCCGTATTTGGTAAAACGGCCAACTCTAACTACGGTGCCATGGGTGGTGCTGCGATCGGCCAGGCGCTGATTCCAATTCCGGGCTTGGGTGCGGCTATTGGTGGCGCGCTGGGAGGATTCCTGGATTCTGCGTTTGGCTCCGGTAATACCCAGCCCGAGTTCAGATACCAGCAAGACGGTCGCGCTCCTTCAGCATATGACTTTGGTGGTCGTGAGTCAGCGTTTGGATCGTTCGGATTCGAGCAACAGCGCTTAGGCGAGGATGGCCGTGCTGCCCTAGATGAGTTTGCCTCCGGCTTACAAGCTGCCGATAACGCACTCGCAAAATACATGACCGATGGGCAGATTGCGGCTGCCAGCGCGGCGCTTGATGCGTTTACCTATTCAGGCTTGTCGAATGCGGATCTGCTAGCCGATCGGCTTGACGTGCTGCTTAACGCATCGGGTATGCAGGGCGACCTCTACGACCGTATGCGCAACGACTACCAAGGCGACGACGCCGCTAAGCGTTACGAATCCGCCTTAAACATTGCAGCATTGGAAGCGGCGCTAGAGAGCGTGCCGGATAACGTACTGACCCACGTTGAGGCGCGGCTAGCAAATAGTGACGTGGCGGTTGGCGAGCTAACCCAGTCGCTCTCTATTCAGATCCAGCAGTGGCAAACCCTGCGGGGTCAGTTGGAGCTGATCTCCCCCACGTTCGATAGCCTGGCAATCGGCGCAGTTGATGTAACCAATGCGCTGGTTGACGCTGCCGGTGGGTTAGAGAACCTTCAAGGCCTTTACTCAAGCTATTACCAGAACTTCTTTACCGAGGAAGAACGCCAGGCGCGCCTGCAAGAGCAGCTCACCGAACAGTTCGCCGCGCTGAACATGGAGCTGCCAGGCTCTCGCGCTGAGTTTCGCTCACTGGTCGAGTCGCTGGATGTCACAACCGCGTCAGGCCGTGATGCGCAACTGTCATTGATGGGCCTGAGCAGCTCATTTGCCCAGATGACCGCAGCCAGCCAGCAGGCAGCGGCGAGCCAAAACGCAGCCGCGCTGAGTTACAGCTCCATCGTCGGGATCGACGGCGCGATCAGCGATTACAACACTAGCGTTTCTCTTGCACAGGATTTGGCACAACGCCGGAAAGCTCAACTGCAAGATGAGATGCGCGCTGTCGATCAGTTAAGCGGCTTGATTGATTCGTTGATGCTCTCCAATCAGTCGATTCTCGATCCGATGGAGCGCCTCAACGAAGCCCAGCGGCAGTATGCCCAGTTAGAGATCAGAGCCCAGGCAGGCGACACCCAAGCTGCTGGCCAGCTGCAGGGCGCGTCTACCGCGTACCTGGATGCAGCGGCGGCGGTGTACGGGCAATCGTCTAGCCAGTACGCGATGATTTTTAACGAAGTCACCGCGTCGGTGCGCTCGCTGGAAGATCAATACGGCGATTCCCTCGCCACGCTAGGCAGCATTGAAAGCATCGAGCGGCAGCTACTGCGCGAGCAGCGGCGCGCCCGCGACACGCTCACGCGCACGCTTAGCGAGCAGATTCAAGCCAATGCCGAGCTATCCAGCTTGGGCGGCCTACTGGAGCTGCTGCCCAATCATCTCGCTAACGCGCTATCGGGCATTTTGGGCCAAGCCGTCACGCCCAATGGCAATACGTACATACCCGGCGGTTTCGATGCCGAGGGTGACGCACTGCTAACCGGATCACGCGGTGGCGTGGCTGATGCCTTCCGCGACGTGCTAGGCCGCGACCCTGACGACTCAGGGCTTGCCTATTACGAAGGGGAATACAGCTCGGGCCGCATGTCCCTTGATGAAATTCGCCGACGACTGCAGGACAGCGACGAGGCGAATAATCGGTTCGCCACGGGGGCAGCCTTCACCAATAGCATCGTTCAACGGCCCACCATGTTTGATATAGGGCTGATGGGGGAGGCAGGCCCCGAGGCCATCATGCCGCTAACGAATATCGGCGGGAAATTGGGCGTGCGCGCAGAGCTGCCCATGCCCAACCTGCCGCCCATGCCGTTTTCAAACATGGGCAGCAATCAAGCCACTGCCGCTCCTGCTATCAACCTGGAACCTCTACTACGCAAAATCGACACGTTGACCGCCGAAGTCGCCCAGCTACGCGGGGAACGTGCCGATGATGCGGAGCGTGCAGCGCGTCAGCGTCAGGCTCAGTTACGCGAGCAAGAGCGCGCCCGTGGCCGTGCGAAAAAAGGAGTGAAAACGGTATGACGGACGCTGAGTATAACGACTGGCTGAGCGACCTCGCCGCGCCTCGTGTGCTGTTGTGTGAGCTGGACTATGCGGGCGGCACCGAATACCTCGCTAACCGCCCGTATATCTCAAAGCCCACCGATGACCCGCCCAACCGGATCTATGATGACCTGATTGCCGAGGCCATCGACATCACCACGCGCATCGATGGCGAGATCGAGTTTGGCGAGATCCAACTGATTAACGATGGCGAGATCACCCACTGGTCAACGCGGGCGTGGGAGGGGCACGCGATACGGCTTTACTTGGGCGGCCCTGGCTGGCCGCTGGCGGATTTTCGCTTGCACGCTCAGGGCATTAACGCCGGGATCAACACCGACCGCAGGGGTGAGCTGTCGTTCGATATGGTAGATCAATCCGCGCTGTTTGATGAACCGATCGATACCGGGCGGCTTCCCGATGATGCCGGGCCTGTGCCGTTGGTACTGGGCACGGTGTACAACGCCCCGGCGTTCCGCACCAGTGACGGCACGCAGTACGAATACAAAGCGTCGTTTCTGCCGTGCGTATCACTCACGCCCAAGGAAGGTGGGTCAACCACGCTCAACGTGACGAATCACCCCACTGAGGGCCGGTTTGTGCTGGATGCCCCGGCGTCGCTAGACCTCACGGTCGATATTGCCGAAGCCCACAACACGCCCACGTTAATCGCTGAGTGGGTGGCGGGTTACTACGGCATCGCTGTGGGCGAGATCTCATTACCCGCTTATAGCGCCGGGCTGTATTACTCCAGCGAAGTGACCGGGCGGCAGGTGCTCGATGACCTATGTGAAGGACTGGGGGCGTATTGGTACCTCAATGCGCTGGGGTCGCTGGTGGTGCGTCAGCACGTGATTCCCGCCACGCCGGAGGTGGTCATTGATGTAGACGACATTGAGTACGACCGCATTGCGATGGTGGAAACCCAGCAGCCCTGGCGGCAACTCACGCTGCATTGGGGCCGCAACTATGCGCCG